ACCGACCAGAAGGTGGTGAACTTGTAGTCCATCAGGACGCCGTCCTCGAAGAGGTCGTATTGACCTGATACGGTCCAACCGTTGATCTCGGCGAAGAGCCGGTTCTCAACATCTGATCCAAGCTTCAGACCGGCGCGCTCAAGGATGCCGTGACCGATCTGTCCGTACAGCGAGAACAGTCTCTCAGCAACATCCTCTTGTGGCTCAACAGCTGTTCGCAGCTGTCGCTGGTATGGGGGGGAGATCAGCTGGGTGACGCTGATGTCGGACTTGCCCCGCGTGTAAGGGTCGTTTTGCACGGCGAGTACAACCGCCTTGGGAAGGTTCAATTTGTTGGTCAGCATGGCTCACCTATGGTCAGTTCGTTGTGGGATTGGATGGACCTAATCAAGTCATCCATCGAAAGCAGTTCACTGGCGTGGACCACAAGACGCTCGCCGTAACCGAAGTCGCGAACCGCAGCCCTGTGGATAAAGTCCACCCGGCTGATCGCTCCACGGATCAGCACAGCTGTTTCGTCGCTGTCCACGTTGCAAAGAACACCGAAGTCGCAGTTGAATCGGGTCTCGTCGTTGAAGTACAGGAAGTCCTTGGTCGCCTTGGTCAGCGGGGTCTTGACCTGGAGGGTTGTGTTGTTGATCACCAAGTCAACGCCGCCGTCACCCCCTGCAAGCACCGTCTCGTCTGGGGACAAGCACAGCGCCCTGGCGACGGCGACCTCACCCATGAATCCGTAGTAGGCAATCTCCCAGTCGGTGCGCTTGCGGTCGTACTTCTGCGTCTCGACCGCAAGCTTCCTCTTGAAAAGCTGGCGCTTCGTAGTCAAGGCATGAACCATCTCAAGGTCCCTGTCATGCAGCCGAATGCGCCACACGCCCAAACAACGACGACAGCTGTTCATGCAGTTGCCGCGCCTCCCGGATGGTGAATGACACGGTCTTGCCCGAAACGGGAAAGGAGATGGTGGGCGATAGCGTCGTTGCTTGTGGCAACTCGGCAAGGCGCTCACCCTCCGCCCGCTTCTTGCGTTTGTAGGTCTTTTTCGCAAGAGGAATGACCAGGGACTCAAACCCTTCGAGGGTGCTGCCGGAATGGACGTACTCATAGAGACGTCCGCCTCGCTCGTTGTCGCGGTCAATGCTGCGCCGCTTCACCCCCTTGGTCTTCCAGAGATCGGTCAGCGCGGAGGCGACTGTCTCGATGCGGACGCCGAGCGCGTCGGCAATCTGCTTGCTGGTGATGGGGGTCGGGCTTTGCTGGATCATCTCCAGCACTTTCATTCGTGTTGACATGGCGTCCTCCTCAGAACGATCAGAACGGGATGTCGTCGTCTTGGTCTGACGACGGACCGGGGGTGCCAACAGCGTCGACCTGCTGGAACTCGGGGCTCTTCTTGATCATTTCCTGGTAGAACTTGGGCACCTTCTGGAAGGCTGACTCATCCCAGTCGTTGATCGAGAAGTACAGCTGCTCGTTGGATGCGGGCGGGGAGGTCATCCCGTCTGGCACCGGCATCACAGAAGCCACGTTCGCAAACTCCTTCTCGCCTTTTTGCGCGTGGACGATGTTGATGAAGCAGACCTTGCCGAGGATGTTCTTCAGGTCGAAGCCCTTGCGCTCAGCCTCGGAGAACTTCTTGCCGCGCCAGGATTCGAGGACCGTGCGCAGCTTCGCCTTCTCATGCAGGGATACGGTGTACTTCTCGTTGATGGTGTACGGGCGTCCGTCAGCCATCGTCTTGCCAAGCTCCCAGCTGATCAGGCATTGGTGAGCCATCTTGGTCTCGCCCATAACCGTGAAGGTCTGGGTGCCCAGGTCAATCACCCGGAAACACCGGGCGGCAAAAGCCCCAGCGGGGGCGAGTTCAAAGGTGCGGTCTGTACCAGTGTCTTTTGCGATCAAGCTCATTTCGGATTTCCTTTTGCAGTTAAACAATGTCAAACGGGATTGTTTCTCCTCGAACAACTGCTGCTCCAGCAGCTGTTCTTGGTGGTGCCAGCCTTGACCCCCGTCGTCTTCAAGGTAGATGGATTCGTCCATGACCAGAGACTTTAGCTACAGGAAAGTCGTTTGTCAATACCTTCCGGTATTGTCAGGAAGCAACGCTTTTTGTTTGCCACTCAAAGCAGCAACATGGCGGTAGTTGCCATGCCGTGAAAGCGGCTTCCGGGTCGCCGAGCGCGACCCGTTTTTTCAGAGCATGCTGCAGCCCCAGACGCAGAGGACCCGCCCAACGATAGGCAGCTTGGTCATCGCCTTGGAGTTGACGGCGCGGGGCTCATAGGTCTTGTCGTCAACGGACAGCTGGAACTGGGTTGGCGACAACTGTTGTATCCGCTTGAGGGCGGTTGTTCCGTCTGAGTTTCTGACGACGTAAACGCCGTCGCTGTTGAAGGCTTTGACCCCCAGGTCAACCCAGATGAAGTCGTTGACCTTGATCGTCGGAGCCATGCTCGACTCTTGCTGCACAACGATGATCAGGTTTGCTGTGCCGGAGACTCGGATTCGCAGGGCGGGGTCATCTGTTGGTACGGTCAGGCAGGAGTCCGGCTTGAGCGGCGGTGTGTCTGGGATTGCCCACGGCAAGTACGTGATGGGGATCGTTGCCGTCTTGCGCTCGCCGACTCCGCGAGGAGCGTCCAGCCAGCCAGCAGGAAGCGAAGCCTTGACTTCGATGTCCCGCGCCAACTTCTCCCCGATGTTCCTTCTGTAGTCTGGGTTGTCAGTCAGCACAAGGTTGATCAGATTGGGGTTCTTGCCGGTTGCCCTACAGAAAGCCGCCCTGTTCCCTCCGAACTTTTCCTCTATGTACGCCACCACGTTCAAGCGGCGGGTTTCAAACACATCCATGTTGCTTCCTTTTACCCTCCAGTACACCACTAAGGGATTCCGCTAGTGTAAGACCGACCAACCAGGAAAGCAAGACTTGATACCGAAAAGGATTGACTCATGTGTGACACATGCTAAGATGGCGAGCAATACCAAAAGGTATTCTTCAAGGAGAACCGTACCCATGAACACAACCGTCATTGAAGACGTGCCGCAGGTGACCCACTTCGAGGAGGCTGCGCAGCCGCAGCAGCCGGAGGGCGCACACAAGGCGTTGATCCGCTCGCTGTCGCAGCTTGATCGAGATCGCCTCGGTCACATGGCTGGCGTCAGTGGAACCTACATTACCGCGCTGATCTACAGGGCAAACACCGTGTCGCTGCCGATTGCGATTGCCATCGACAAGTTCACCAATGGCGCGATTGACTTCCGCAGCCTGCTCTACAGCAACGACACCATCGACTGGGACTTCGTCAAGCACAAGCTCAACAGCTGAGCGATTGTCTACATGCTGCCCGGTTGGTGATTGAGACGACAGGGCTGGGCGGCGATACCCCTACTGGTTGTCAGCGGTGGAACAGGGGACACATGGGCGGCGAAGCCAGCACCCATCCGCGAAGAGGCTGGCGAGTCATGCGGCTCCGGCGGGGATGGCATGTAAAGGGCTCGGTCTAAGGCTGAGTCCGCCCACCAACGGGGATACAGGAGCCAGGAAGCAATGTCTGTAGGACAACACGCCGGGTGCTGTAGGACTATGCCTACCCTTTAGGTGTAAAAACTTATCAAAGGGGATTGTCAAAAAGCAATTCCAAATGTAAGATTACTTTCCCTTTTGAGGACACCATAAAGGAGGCGTCTATGGAAACCCTGGAACATTTTCCAGTAAGCGTAGTTGAGGAAGGTGGTGTATTCACCATCCAGCAGCAGGTTGGATCGACAGCTGATGACGTTGTCACGATCTGCATTACAGCCGACCAAGCCAAGCAGGTCGGCAAATTCTTGATAAGGGTGAGAGAGCCGGTCGAGGAGTCGCCAGATGCGGCGGTTGGCTTTGACCAGTTCTGGTCTCAGTACCCCAGGAAGGACGCGAAAGCTCGCGCCTTGGAGGTATGGAAGAGGCACAACCTTGGCTCCAAGCGCGAGGTCATCCTCGCTCATCTCGCCGCGATCAAACAAACACCTCAGTGGACTGACCAGGGCGGTCGGTTCGTTCCCCACGCCGGTACGTATCTCAGCCAGAAGCGGTACTTGGATGAGGTTGAGACCGAAGACTTCAGCAGCTTCAAATGATCGACCCGACCAAGCTCCCATTCGGTGGCGAGACCATCCTCATGTCGCGCATGCGCAAGCTTGCGCCGGAGATGGTCTTCGTCTCTTTGCTGCCCGCTCGCATGCGTATGAACACGGAGCCATACGCATTCGTGAGGGCGATCCCAGGCAAGGACTACGACTGGCGGTTTCTGAAGAGCTTGCCTACCGTCGTTGTATGCAACGCTGAACAGGCGAAGCTAGGTCTGTTCGAACAGCTGTGCGCGGAAGCCAACCCTGTGCAGGCTTGGTTCTACGACGAGGTGCAGGGCTACGACGTGAGCTATCTGCCAACGCCAGAGAGTATCGAGCGACCACGCGAGCAGTGGGTGTGGACCCTGGACTTCTTTCCCTGGTTCAGGTCGATGAATGAAGAGTGGGCTTTGTGGATTCACGAATCGATGAGTGAGAGTGCGTATGTTTAAGACGGTCCCGGACTCATTCGATTTCGGTGCCTACCTCAAGCAGCAGGAGAGCAAGGCGCACACGATGCGCAAGCCATCCGACTTCGTGGAAGAGACGCTGCAGCGGATGTATGGAGATAACTCGACCGTCTTTGCCAAACTGCCTTGGGGCAACCTGAATCTGCAGTTCAAGCCTGGAGAGGTTACCCTCTGGGCTGGTGCCAACGGGCACGGCAAGTCACTGATCATCAGTCAGGTTGAGCTTGGCTTCATGCAGCAGGGATACCGCTGCGGCGTTGCGTCTTTCGAGATGCTGCCCGAAGCACTGAACAGCCGCATGATTCTTCAGGCTGCTGGGGGCTTGCCCTCACCCCAGTACGCGAAGGACTTCATCCACTGGGCAACAGACAAGCTCTGGTACGCGGACGTCAGGGGCACCGCCTCGATGTCTGACGTGCAGGGCATCGTCAAGTACGCCGCGCTTGAGAACAAGTGCCACCACTTCTTCATCGACAACCTTATGTGCTGCGTCTCGGGAGAAGACGACTACAACAGCCAGAAGGACTTCGTCTTCAAGCTCTGCGAGATGGCGAGGGCGCATGAGATTCACATTCACGTTGTCCACCACATTCGCAAGCTTGAGTCTGAGGAAAAGATTCCAGGCAAGTACGACATCAAGGGTACTGGCGCCATCACTGACCGCGTTGACAACGTCGTCCTGGTCTACCGCAACAAGATGAAGGAGCGCGTGGTCAAGGAGGAGGGCGCGAAGGCTGAGAACGAGCGGCGCATGAAGGACGGCAAGCCTTTGCTCGATGACGCGAAGGCATGGAGTGATGCCCAGGTCATCGTCGTCAAGAACAGAGACGGCGGCGAGGAGGCAACTGTGCGGCTCTGGTATCACAACGAAGGCAACAGCTTCCATGAGCGTCAGGTTCAGGGCAGACCGCACGGATTCGAGGTCCCGAGATACGTTCCGCCAGGTCTGGTCGCGAAGGAAACAGGAATCCTGGTCGAGGAACAGCTGTCGTGAGCGTCGAGCAGACCTGTCCTCCATGCCACGGCAACTGCTACCAGGGGCGCAGGTGCCCTGCTCGCAAGAAGGTCAGGAACATGCAACCAGGACAGCTGTTCACGCTGCTGCGGACAGGCGAGGTGTACGAGTTCATCAGGCGCGAACACGTCACGCCGAGCGGCACCAAGCACGTTGTTCTCAAACGAGGCGAGTCGAGAGAGACATCGCTTCACCACTCATGCCACGTAGTTGGATTGGTGGCTGCTAACCCGGAGGCGCGACAATGAACGACACACTGAAGCTGGCTGATGAATGCGAGCAATCTGCCGCCCTGCCGACCAGCTTGTACGCCGAAGCCGCCGCCGAGCTTCGCCGCCTGCACGAACTCGCCGAAAGCGAGGGTCGGTGGGCGTCGGACTATCTACAGCGAGCAGTCAAAGCTGAAGCCATCAACGCGAAACTTCTGGAGGCGCTGGAAGACATGCTCGGCTGGCAAACGCTGGCGCCTGATGGTGTGGTGGCTGCAGCCAGAGCAGCCATCGAGCAGTACAACCAGACCTCACTCGAACTGTGCAAGGAGTGCGGCTGGAAGGCATTGATCCCCGGTGATGGTTGTCTGGTCTGTGCGCGGCAGAAGGCGAAGCCGGTGGCTTGGTTCCATGAAGAGAAATACAAGACGCATTTCACTACCGATCCCAGCGAAGACATGATTGGAAAGTATTGGCAACCGCTCTACGCCGCACCGCGCCAATGGGTCGAACTGACGGACGACGAAGCGCGTGCTTTAGTTAATCGAGCGACGTTCGGCGATAGAACAAACTGGCAAGCGTTGGTTTACATGGTCGATGCAAAGCTGAAGGAGCGGAACGCATGAGTGTGAAGTTCACGCAGGCGGACAAAGAATACTTCGCTGCGGTCCGCAAAGAAAAGCCTCATGTTGACCAGCTGTTCAAGGATATTCGCTCGCTGATGGACCAGTTCCCAGGAAGCAAGATCACGTACTTGAACGTTGACGGAAACGAGTGGGGCGAGCCGAGCCCTCCTGGTGTGCCCGTGCTTCCAAAAGATCGCCCAGAAACAATACCGAACGCTAAGCAAAAACAGCGAACAGCTGTTAAGTCGAAGCGCCCAACAACCAAAGCCGAGAAGTACCGGCAACTGATGCGCTACAAGGAGTGAGGAGTGGACGCAGAAAAGATTGCATTCCAAGGCGAGGTCATGCTGCTGCAGTGGGCGGAGTCATCCACTCGCGGCAGGACAGTGACCTTCTTGCTTGACGACGAGGGCGAAGCCCACCCGTTCAGAGACTTCACCATCCGCCAGGGTAAGCGAGCGGGGCAGAGGTTCATGGCGGTGCTTGTTCAGATCGGCGACGACGAACAGGCTGTTGAACATCCGAAGACGCTGTCGCAACAGGCGTTCCTGCTTTGCCGAGACCCAGAGTTCTACAACTGGGCAAGCGCCAGGAGCTTCGACTCAATCTGCGACGAGCCATCTGCTCGCAACTACATCTGCTCGATGCTTGGCATCGGCAGTCGGTCGCTGCTCGACAGTAACCCGGCTGCTGCAGATGGGTTCAGGCGTCTGATCCTCGCTCCGTTCAACGCTCACCGCGCTGCGGTTTCCCCAAGCCTATGAACTGGCGCAGCCGCAAGCTTCTTGATCACTTGCACGACGCGCCGTTCTGCTTTGTCTGCAGGTGCCACGGCGACGGGACCAACATCGTCCCCGCCCACAGCAATCAGCTAAGAGACGGCAAGGGCAAGGGCATCAAGGCTCACGACTACCGAGTCGCTGCGGTCTGCAACAAGTGCCACATGGAGATCGACCAAGGCAAGCACTGGAGCCTGGAAGAGAAGCGCCGTGCCTGGGAAGAAGCCCACCGAGACACCATCGCGTGGCTCATTGAAGACGGGAGGCTCAGTGTTCGATGAACTCACCGTACCTGCAGAGGTTTACGTGCGCGATGTGCGGGAAGCCGTCGCCAACCCAAGGATCAAAGCTCACCTACGTCTCCGTCGTTGGCAGGCGAACACGGGTGTGCAACAGCTGTTATCAGAAGAAAAGGAAGAGTGATGGGCAAACTACAGCGAGACCGAGGAGCCTCGACGGAAAGGGAGATCGCAACGTACCTCAGCGACCAGTTGGGGGTAGCGGTGAAAAGAAAACTGGGACAGGCAAGGGACAGCGGAGAGGACATCAACGTGCCGCCGTTCCGGATCGAAGTGAAACGACGCAAACAGCTGTCAGTGATCAATTTCATGCGGCAGTGCGAAGCTGGGTCCGTGGCAACCGAGATACCAGTGGTGGTGATGAGGGTTGATGGGGACACGCGACCGCTTGTGATGTTGAGGCTCGACCAGTTCGTCCACATGATGCGCGACCGCATCGTAGGGGGTGCGGATGGCGACGCATGAGCGCATAGGTTCAGCGCTCAACAGCGGCAACCTCAAGGCTGACGAGCTACATCACGACATCGAGATCGTTGCCGCGCTTGCGTTCGCCTCACGGCTTGGCTCTACGTTGCAAGCCCTTCGCTCAGCAGGTCACAACAGCGAACTACAGAACAGCATCGAACTGCTGTCGAACACATTGATCCGCGCCGGTCGAAGGAAGAGGATCGGCATTGGTCAGGATCGAGCAGCCATCATCGCGCAGCAGGCTTTGCTTGAATGGATGATCCGAATTTGCAAGGCATGCAATGGGACCGGGACGAAGCTCAACAGCTACGCGCCACCCAACAAGTTCAACGTGCCAAAGCGCAAGGCGTCGGACAGCTGTTGGCACTGCAACGGAACGGGTCTATTCATGCCGACATGGAAGTGGCGGGTGCAGATGATGAAGCTTGGACCCGATGAATCAAAGGACTGGTGGGAGAAGCGCATCGAGTTCGCAAAAGAGATTGCGGATGATGCATACGCTGCCGCGCGCCGCAAGGTAACTCAACAGCTGTTGGAGTTGCTGGAGTAGTGCGCAAGCGAAGCAGGTACAGACCGAAGCCCATCACACTGAACGCCTGGGAGAGAGTGATCCAGGGGGTGCAGCCTATCGCGCACCAGTTCAGCGACGCGCTTACGGTTCTGAAGATCAAGCACTACGCAGCGCTTGATTCAATCAAGAAGGGCAGAGCGGGCAAGCATGAGGTCGACATACTCATTGCCTGCTTCAACATCTCTGAAGCCTATGCGCGTCACGGTCTCGGCACTGAGTTCATGCCCGAGATCAGACAAGCTCAGCTTGCAGTCGAGGCGATGGTTGAGAGAGCCGCCAAGCACAAGCGATATGGGTGCAGCGGTGCTGAGATGAACGCCATCGCAACAGCGCTCGCTGTTCACGACGAACAGCTGGACAACAGCACCGTGAAACAGATGGAGGATATGGTCGCCTTCGTTGAAAGCGAGATTGCTGCAGGCAGGGCGCAATTGCTCCGGATACCTGCAAACGTAGATACGGAAAAACCCCCAGAGCAACAGCCATAACAGCTGTTGCGCCGGGGGTTGTAAATGTGCATAATCGGCAGAAGGACTATCCAACAAATCCAATTCCGTAGGTCCTGCTTATAGTGAAACAGCCCCCAGGAAATTCCCCGAGGGCAATATCAAGCAGGACTACGCGACAGGGAACTTCTCGGCGACATCGTCGAACGCCCGTTCAAGCACGGGGTGGGTTCCAGCCAAAGCCACACGCATAGCCAGCAGGTGCCGGTAATACCGAGCCACCTTGTCTGCCTCCCACCCTGCCCTGGGCAGGTCCGAGAGGTTGCAGTAAATGTCGGCAAGCTTGATCAGCCTAGCCGCTGGGCTCATCGAGGGGACTCTCTCGATCATCCGCCGCCTGCGGTCGGGCATGTTGGCTGGGAAGGTCAACTCGACCACAAGGTCTGCGACCTCCTCGCCGACAAGCTCGATGAGTTCCGAAGGCTTGGTCGGGGTGTCCTCGATCACGTCATGCAGCAGGGCTGCAGCGACAGCTGTTTCGTTTCCACCTGCAGCGCGGACAACAGCGGCAACCACCATCGGGTGGGCAATGTACGGCGTGACGCCGTCAGCCCTGACAGCCTCGCGGTGAGCGCGCTCGGCAATGACTAGGGCAAGTTCATCGATCTTCATGCTGGCTCCTCAATAGGTGAGCCCGAAGCGGGCGTTGTATGCGGTGTAGAAGGCGATGATGAAGTCCTCCACCTTCTGGGTGTCCAGGTCGGCGGTGAAGAACTGGTCGCCCATGTACCGATTGATTGGGTTGGGCTGCGGGATGCGCCCGATAGCCCAGGCATAAGCAGATCGTGGTCCACCACGTTCGTCGTGAATGAATCGCAGCATCTGTAGGTCTGAGTCACGCGACATGTCGACGTGAACGGAGGGATCACTGAGTGACTGAAT